GTATCGCGACGGGTGTCGCGAGCACCTGGGCGAGCCGCCAGAGCCGCAGCTCGCGCTCCAGGGAGGTCAATCGCACGTCGTAGTGCCGGGCGAGTAGCCAAAGGTTTGGGAATTATATACTTGACTCCCTCGTGATGTAGGATAGCGCGCAAGCCCAAAAACTTGCACCGCCGCGAATCTCGCGCGACTCTGCGGCGATGTGCGACAAGCACCACTTCGCCTTCAACCTTGCCCTGGCCTACCGAGGGCAAGCCGTTGACCAATTCGAGCGGTCGCCCATGCATCCGCTTTTGCAGCATGACGCTCCCGATCTGCTTGGCATCTATGCGCTCTATCTCACCAACGATGCCATGAAGCCCGTCTACGTGGGGAAGGCCACAAAGATCACTCTTGCCAGAAGACTTACAGAGCACGGACGCAAAATCGGTGGACGACAAAACATCGATCCGGCTCGCATGTGGTGCCGCTATCTTGTAATCAGCGCGGATGGGGAAGAGTGGGTTGCTTCGTCGGCTGAAAGCTCGCTGATTGACCACTACTCTCCGAAGTGGAACGGCAGCGGTTTTGGTGGACACGTTCCAGGGAAAGGCCGACCGGGCACAAGGGTGAACTCGTGGGACGGTTGGTATCCACCTAAGTAGTAAGGGCATCGCGAACCGCAACGGCAACGGCATTGCCTAGGCGAATGGGAACAGCATTCCCAATCTGTCGCATCGCCTCTCCCCATACCCCCTGAAACTCGTAGGTGTCTGGAAAGGTTTGCAGTCGCGCGCTCTCTCTAACGGAAAAGTACCGGACGCGGCCGTCAGGATATCTCAACATGTTCTCACCTCCCGGTACGCCATGCACGCCAGCTTTGAGCGTCTTGGCGGGCTCGTCCAGTGGGCTCCCTGTGTGGCCAGCGTAAACACGCGCCCCTGGTTGTGGCCGGTGGTTTGGGATGTCCACTGAAGCCGCATCGGTTGGCTCAGGAAGTCCCGCCAGTGCATCCCTTACCGTCATCCATGGTTTCAGCGGCAACGCGGGCGCTTTGATAGCTTGAGACACCAACGCGCTCCGAGCCTTCTTAGAGATGCTGTGCCGGTCCCAGTATTCTCCGTCCTTCCTCTGACTCCAAAGCAACGCTTCTTGAGAGTGGGTCGGCTGCGGGAAAGTCCAAGCAACTTCTAGATCGTTGCGAAAGCCGACGACAAAGACGCGCGCTCGCTGTTGGGGGACTCCATAGTCACAGGCATTGAGCACCTTGTATTGAACCTGATAGCGTAATCCACCGCTTCGATTGCCGACTTTGAGCAAGCGCAATCGATGCTCTGTCCAGTCCTCAAACTCTCGTCGTTCAAGATCGGGATAGGTGAGCTGCAAAAGCACATGCTCAAAGTACGCTTGAAACACCGGACGGGTAAGCCCCCTGACATTCTCGAACAGAAAAGCACGTGGACGCAGCTCACGCACCGCCCTTACAGCTTCGGGCCACATATCCCGCCGGTCGCGATGCGCGCCGTGTTTTCCACCGAGCGAGAAGGGCTGGCAAGGTGGCCCGCCAGCCGCAAGATCCACTGTTCCAATCGTAGAGAAGTCAAAGGCTCTCACGTCGCCTTCGTAGATGTCGGGCCAATCGGCAACAGGCTGAATTCCACGTTGCTTGTTGTCACGAAGGGTTGCGCAAGCATCGGCGTTCCATTCCACAACCGCCGCGTGGTGGAAGCCAGCATTTGATACACCCATACCGAGGCCGCCAGCACCTGCGAACAGTTCCACGGAACGCATTGGAGCGATCTTCACGCTGGCCTCGCCTTCCTCTGCTTCTTCTTCCGCTTCTTGGCCGCTGCACTTACCGGCTTGGGCTTGTAGTGCAGCACCATGTCCACCATGGCTTCAAGCGCCTTGGGGACTTCGTTGGTCGTTTCAGGCATTCGTCAGTGCCTCCAATGTGAGTCGCTTGCCAGCCGCGCGCCTGACAAGGCTGTCAAGACGCTCAGTGGTGTGGTTGCGGACATTGCCTTCGTTCAGTCGGAATGAGAACTCGTTGACGTAGCGTGGAAGATGCTTCGGAGTGACGTGATGGTACACGCCGAGAATGCCACGCTTCAACAAGGCGTTGAAACTTTCGATGCCGTTGGTGGTCACGTCGCCGCGTGCGAATTCGTGGGCGCTGTGGTTGATGCTCTCGTGCTTGAAGGCTGGCTCCAACCCGTTGTAGACCACGGCTTCGTCGGTGTGGAGCGTGGAGCCCGCTTCAACGTGCGCGCGGATCTCAGCGTGAATCGTCTCGCTGTCCACTGAGGCCACGGGGAATCCAACCGTGCGACCGCTTTCGCCGCGTTCACGCAGGGCCACAGCAAATCTACCCTAAACCGCCAAGGGAGTCAAGTATATAATTCCCCAAATTAGTCGGACCATTCGGCAAATTTGCCGCTTGATCTGCGCTGCGTCTATCCCCCTGGTCGAACTGGGCGCAATCGAGCGCGCGGATCGGAAGCGATTTGTCCTGTCGACGTGCGTCGGGAAGTATTACCGACTGCGGCACAGCCCGGGCATGCCACCGTCTCCCCTCCTCCTATCTCTGGTCCGGGTTCCGGCACCAGGGCGAGTGTGGGTGTGGGCAGGCGTGCTGGCTATTGACTGACTGCGCCGAGCTTCTGGCGAACGCACCAAGGGGATAATAAGGTGTGCCGCTTCTCGCTCTCGCATCGGGTGGGGACAAAAAAGTCCCGCCCTGGTTGGTGGTCCAACGCCGCGACCCTTATATCGCGGCGCCCGTCTTCCCCCAGCGGCCGGTGTGATCCGCGGGCCATCTTCAACGTTGGGACCATCACGGCTTGCGCCGCGGTCGAGTTTCGGCATCCAGCCTTGACGTGAGATCTCGTCCCTGCATGTGCAGGACCAGCGCTACTCGACGGCGCCAAGGACCGGCATTGACTGCCGGCCAGAAACGTAGGAAGCTTCCCTTGTCTCATTTCTCAAAGACAAGCTTAGAACGGCGCGTGGTCGAAAGTCAAGGCCCGCGCCGTTCGGCTATCTACGGTAGTAGACGATGCCGTCAAAGCGGGTCCTCTAAGGCCGCACGAGCCACTTGCGCTTGCCGCCCTCGTACAACCACCCCGGCGATCCCCATTCCTGCTTCCACACCTCCACGGTCTCTCGGCCGTTTGGCCGGCACGGCGGCACCTTCCACGACTGGCCGACAAGCGACTCTCTTACTTTGGTCTCGCCCTTGGCGTCCGGGTAGGGAGCCTCGGCCGGCATCGTGAACTCGCCCCCGGGCGGGGCGAGCTCACCGTGAATGGCGATGCTGTCGCAGCTGACCCGATTGTCGAGCGGTTTTCCGTCGGGCGCGCAGAACTCCACCCACTGCTGGAAGACTCCCGCGTCCTCCTTGGCGATCTCCTTGATGCCGTCGACGTGCGTCGCATTCGCCGACCACGCGCACTCCGTCCTCGCCACCCGCTCCGCCCTCCAGAAGTCAGACTTCATCACCCCGTGCACCCGGTCGATGGCTCCGTCGAGCGTTTCCCCGGTGGCGAGCGACACCGCCATCTCGCCCTCGAAGCGCTCGACCATCTGGGAGCCGTAGCTCTTCATGCTGGCCTTGTGCTGGCGCAGGAGCGAGGTGCGGCTCTTGTCGATCACGCCGGCGAAGCGCGCCGCCTCTTCGATGGGCAGCACGGGCTCATGGCCGGTGAAGTGCTTCTCGAGCAGCTTGTAGTCCCGGATGAGTGCGTGCAGCGATTCGAGCTGCGCTTCCCTGCTGGCCGCCGTCAGCTCGTCGAGGAGCTGGCCGGACATGTAGATTTGCCCGGCCTTGAGCTGGGCCAGGACCATGCGCAGCTGGTGGGCGGTGAACGTCGCCGAGCCCGTGCCGAGACGTTCGAGCTTGGCCAGCACCTCGGCAGAGGCCTTCAAGTAGACCGAGCGGAGTCTTTCCACGGCGCCGCGTTCGACCAGGCGGTCGAGGGTCCGCCGGTGGTTGCTCAGGATCTGTTCGTAGAGCGACGGCATCGCGACAGCTTGAAGTATCCCACAAATCGCGGCTTTCCACGCCACACGAGGTGGAACTTCCCGATCATCACGTTCGGGTCGGGCGTGGTCCGCAGGTGGTCGCGAATATGCCGGGTAACGAAGCTATTCGCGGACTCAAAGAAGTTCTCGTAGTAGTCGAGCAACAGGACGGGACGGCCGTCGCTACCGACGCCAGGCAGAGCACGTCGGCACCGAGCATGTCGGTGGCCGAAGGCGCGGCTCCGGCGGAGAACAACTCAGCAGGATCCATTCACGCCTCTTCTCCGGGCATCGGGCGAGGTTTTTCTCCATCGTCGAGCTCCCTCTCCCGTTGGTGACAGACATCGTGACATCGCTTGCACAGCACATGGAGCGCATCGATCTTACTGACGTGGCCGAGCTTGATCGCGCGCTTCAGATCTTTCCGCTTGCGAGCCCTCGGATCTGCGGCGATCTCCTTGGCGTGCCCACTCACATGATCGAGATCCAAATCCTTCTTCGGGGTCGGGCAGTCCTCGTTGGAACATTTCCACCCCCCCTTTCTGAATGCCCCCAACGCTAGGGACGGTCGCAGCCCGCCCTCGCCGTCGCTCTTCAGCGTCGCGCCCGCGGCCTTGGCCTCCCGGCGCATCTTCTTGAGCGCGCTCCGCTCCTGGGCGGAGAGTTTCTTCTGCGGCTCCGGCTTGGGCTGCGGTTTCGCGGTGGCCCTGGCGAACGCTACTGCTGACTTCCCCACGGCGTGCTCCTGTTCTTGTGCGCCCGGTGGCGTTTTCCGACCGACGGCCCGCCCGGCACCTGCCCGACCAGCCGACTCTCGTCCGGCCCGAGGCGAAACTCGCATACCATCTTGCTCGGTGCCTTCGCCGCCCACCGCTCGACGGCCTGCTGGCAATGCTGGCAGAAGGGCACCGCAGGCAGCGGCACGTACTTGCGCGGCTCCCCGCACACGGCGAACTCGACCCACGGGATGCCGGCGGGCGAGCGCAGTGCCATCTTCACGGCGAGCTGGGGGTAGTCGTGCTCGAACTCGTCGGACGGGCAGAACATGTGCAGGAGCCCAATGGCCGGAATGCTCTGGCAGTGCCGGCAGAGGATGCCCCGGAGCACCTTCTCCCGCCACACCTCGCGGGCGGTCTTGAGGCCTCCGAAGGCTTTCTTGATGTGGATGATGGTGTCCGTGCTCATGGGTTATTTCCACGGTGGCGCGAAACCCAGTGCCTGCCCGACCGTCTGCCCAGGATACGCTGAACGCCACTCCTTGGGTACCCCGAGGTCGTCATTGACGGGCCGGCCGGTCAGCACCTGGCGCGCGATGCGGTCGACGTACTCAATCTTGCGGCGAGCGCCGTCCTGTAAGCTGCCCTTGGGGTACGAGGAGTCGAGCCAGGCGGCGAACGACTCGGCCCAGTCCTCGTCCGGGTGGCGCTGGCCGTAGCCAGCCCCGCTGTCGAGCACGTACTCGATGTGGTTGGGGCTGTGCTCCATGTAGGGCCAGGGACGCTCCGGGTAGGGCGCCCGGAAGTTCCCGAACACCTCGGTCCAGTCCCGCCGCTTCCATAGCTCGAAGGCATACCCGATCGCGTGGCCGACTTCGTGGCGCACGCCGCGCACCACGTCGAACCACGTCAACGGATACCGCGGCTGAGCCGCTTGGAACAGCTCCTCGGTGGCGAGGAACCAGGGCAGGTTGATCGTAATGGCCCGGTCGGCGCACCAGAACCCGGCATCCCCAAGGGCGAATAGGGGCTGGTAGTGCGCGATGCCTCGGCCTCGCAGCTCCCCCCGCACCTGGTCGAGGATCTGCTTGAGCTCGCCGGTGGGCACAAGGTTTAGCCGAGCTACTGGCGTGTCGAGCAGTGCCGGCGGGAGGTCGAGCCCAAAGGGCGGCGGGTCGTGCTCGCCGTACACTCTCGCGATACGCGCCCAGGTCGCAGGTCCGCGCAAGCATATGGCCTTATTGTCGATCACCAAGTCAAAGCTGAACTTTCCCGCGCTCCCGTCGTCGATCGCGTCGAACACTCCTGGAATCTCCCGGTTCACAAAGGCCAGCATCTCGTGGTAGCGGGCGAGGTTCAGCGCCCGCGACTCAAGCCACTGCTGACGGTGCACCTGCACTACCCCGGCGCGAACCAGCGGGTCTAGCGTGGGGTCGTAGAGCAAGGCTCGGCTGGCCCGGCTCGACCAGAGCACGAGCATGTGGCCGGCCGCCTTCAGAGTGACGATGGCCTCCTTGGCGCCGTCGATCCACTCGAGGGGGGTCATAATGTCGGAGTAGGGGCGAGCCTGGCTGACCAGGGTGCCGTCAAAGTCGCAGGCGATCCGCACCGGCTTATCTTCCTTCGTTCAGCTCGCCCAGTGACCGCGCCGCGAGGTCTGGCGGAGACGGCTCTTTCCCGATCTCCGCCAGCTCGGCCCGAGGGCTGTCGATGTGGAAGTCGGCTGCGATCTGGCGCGTGGCCGTGACTCCAGAGATGAGCCGCGCCGCCCGGGCGTTCACCGTCGCCTGCACGGTCTGGGCGGTATCCTGTGGCGTAGGCCGGTCGAACGGCGGCCACACAAGCGATAATTGCACGCCTTGCACGTTGCCGAGCTTGTGGGCCACGAGCTGGCCGTCGTCCACCTTGGGCGGGACCGCGATTGCGCTCTTGACGGTAGTGCCGGGCGGGATCGGGGTGCCGGAGGCGTCCACCTCGGACGCGCCAGCCGGGCGGCCCGCCTCGAGCTGGCGGGCGACCCGGATCAGCTTTCCCATGAGTGGGACGGCGCCGCGGGCGCCGTACTGCGTTCTCAGCCGCGAAGCCTTGGCGAACATGGCCGCGGCGCGCTTCGTCACCTCGGTGGCGGTCATGCTGGAGCGGTTTGTCTGGCGCTGGTCGGGCAGGACGCATTCGCAGATCTGCAGCGCCTTGTCCTCGAGCCGGTCCGACTCCTTCGCCGCGGCTTCGGTGGCGGTGCCGCTGGTCTCGGCAAACGTGAGGGTTCCGCCTTTCTCGAGCTTGACCGCGCGCTTACTGCCCGTGGCGACCGACTGCAGGTTGCCATCGCTCGCCACCACTGGCGTGGGGTCCGCGTTCCTGATGGCGCCGCCGTGGATCTGGCTATCGAGCTCGCCGATGCGGTCAAAGTAATCATATGCGCCGAGGCAATCCGGATCGCCGTCGATAGCTCCCGCCACCTCGAGGTTGGTTAGCCACTGATAGGGCACAAACCCGAAGTTGTGATCATAGCTCTGGTCGACCGTGCTCGGATCGTCCCACTTGGGCTCGAGCGAGCCGTCGCCCACCGGCACTGGCTTCCACAGACAGTCTGTCGTCCGGTCGATCACCCGCAGGTACCAGAACTTTTCCTCCCGCCACTGCCCGGTCACCGGATCCCTGACATCCATCGGATACATGTACCGCACCTCGAGCTTCACGAGCTCGCGGGGGTCCTTTGGGTTGAAAGTCGGGAAGCACCAGCGGGCATCGAGGTCCTCGAAGACGACTCGGCTATCGACGAGCTTGAAGCCG